CAGGCTTAAGACATTTTTGTCATTTTTTAAGGTAGTTAAGCTCGGTTTCATACGGTTTAACGCGGTAAAACACCGCTAGATCATTAACGTACGGAGGAATCCAGACATGAACCTGAGAACAGGACTGCCAATTAACGGGTTGAATACAATTAAACAGTACAACAGAGACAAACCCTTTAATATAACTGATATAAGTGAGCATCAAACGACCATTTTTGTTTGATGTATTGGTGACTGTTCATCGTTGTCGGAAGCGAAAGAGGTGTCTTTTACCGGCTCAAGCTGATCAGCGTTATATTTATCGTGACAATCGAGACACCATTGTTTAAGAGCTTTACCGGAATCAGTGAACTTAGCTACACCTAAGGTACGCCAACATTCCTTAGGATCATTATGACCCTGAGTAGACCCTTTGTAATGGGATACAAAGAAGTTAGGACCTTCTCTAGTCCGGTGATAGGTAAAGGAACAGTCTTGTTCATTACCTTCAAATTCAATTACTTTCATTAATGGTAGTTAAGTACGTACATTACATGTCAGTAGACATAGAACAACAGTATGTACGGTAATTACGAAATGGTAATACGGGTACATAACACTGTTCAGTAATCAGTTATTAGATGTGTCTATGTAGTTGGGGGTAATTACGGAATGTACACAACAGGTAAATTAGAAAAAGGAGAGATTATTAGTCTCTCCAATTACAGGAAGTCCACCCTTCTCCCTGTATACGGGTCCTATCGCTCAGATCCAAGTAGGGACGGACTTTCGATCAGTGGATCTAGACTGTTGTCTTTGGTCCATAGATAAGTTAAAAACTAGGTGACTAGCGAAGCAATCTTGATCGTCTTCCCAATTAGCGAGGAGATCATTCCATTCATTACGTTTACGGTCGATAATGTTCTGTTGAGCAGAGATTGAAAGGATGTCAGTGAAGTATTTAACACCTTGAGCTAAAGCATCGATACGATCATCATGACGTACTGCACCCTTCTCACGACACATACGACTGAGTTGGTAGAAGAGCATATATTGAAGTCTTTTTTCTGGAGCTGTGTCTGGGTTGGATCGATAATCCCACTCGATAACTTTTTTGTCAACAACTAGACGGTGTTGATTAAGTACAGGTTCAAGAGTGTCAATGATACGATCTTCTTTACGTACATTGGCACGTGTTTCTTCGATATGGATAGATTGTTTAGTTTGTTGGAGGTGTTTTTTAAAGAGTTCAGAGACGATACCATCACCGAAGTTAGATTCAATAAGGAGTGTCTTTACGTCATATTTACGACAACCTTTTAGAATGTCCAATAACGTATTATCTGTGTATCCGTCATGGTAAGCACGCATTTCGTGCAAGTACATGACACCGTTTCGTTGGGAGAGATAAGCAGCAACTGTTTCATCCGATCCTCTGCCCGAAGGATCAACTGAGCATATTGTTTCGGAGTAAACATCCCATTCACCTTGGAGTTGCATTGGAGAGTAGAAATAATCTCCAGGTAATCCGATAGTTGGGAGTTCTTTGAGACAGTTTTTTGGGTCTGAGCACCAGACGATGTTATCTGGAGCAGAGGTAGGGTTAACGCTAGTAACGATAAGGTCAGCATTTTTGAGGGGGAACTTTTCTGCGTCAGATAAGCTCGTATCGAGCATAAATTGAAGCATGAAGTTAGACCTACCCATTGACGCTTCACGTTCAATAAGGTCATCTTCTTGGAATCTGTCAGGGTCAGTAGGGTCCCAAGGTTGAGCACCCTTTTCGATATCTGCTTGAAGTTGAGGTGCGATAACACCTTCATAGTTAGTTAATTTACGAGGTACTCTTGCAGGCCAAACGAAAGGTCTGTAGTTACGTTCAGCTAGTTTTTTGTAGATAGTAAATGTAGTCTGGGGAGTACCGAGGTACATGATACGGTAGTCATCCTTTGGAGTAAGGATTGATTCAGCCTCTGTACAGAGTTGTAGAAGCTTCTCACGCATCATTTCAGTCATTGAGTTACCGGGTACTTCAATGTCATCCAGAATCATTAAGTCAGCGCGAGAACCGGTCAGTTGGCCTGTAATCCCAACAGACTTGACTGAAGGTGCTTGGTGGGGGGAACAGTTGACATCGAAGCTGATACGAGACCAACGAGAGTCGTCTGATTTGGGCTGTAAGTAATTTAGCCACGGTGTTTCAATGATTAATTTTTGAAGGAAGATAGACATGTTGTCTGCACGCTCTTTAGAAGCGGAGATAATCATGATCTTCTTTTCTGGATTTTTAAATAGAGTCCACAACACGAAGGCACCAGTAATCCAAGATTTACCAATTCCTCGGAAGGCTTGGATCTGTAAACGTTTAGGACCATGTTGTAGATAGTCAGCGATAGCGTATTGAGCTTTAGTAGGCTCAGGTAGATCGAGCTGTCCCCACAAAGCTTGCAGAAACAGCTTGAAATCGTCCTGTAAGGCCGTTAAAACGTCTGTCATATGTATTCGTATAGGAGTGGTATTTCAACGGGCTTCTAGGGGCTTAAACAGACATTTCAATAATCTCTTCTCGTTGCCTAAATACTTTTTCAAAGTCCTGAGGATCGTTTTTATATTTACCCATCCCTAGGATCTTTTGTTTATCGTCAAATGTTAGAATTTTTGTAATTTGAAGCTCTTCCGAAAGAAAGTAAAGAACATACTGCTCCCAGTCCTTAAAAGCGCCAAACATATTTAAGATCTCTTCAGGTGAGTCACCTTTATGTTGTCTAGAAAAATTACTGTTAAATTCTTCTACCATCATATTTTCAGGAGTATGTATATACCCATTTTTAACCGCACCAATATGTCCTGCAGTATATTGCTCTCCTATTTTCTTTTTGTTAAGGCGACTAGTTTCAGCGTAAACAGCAGACAGTCCTTTTTTTACATGCCGTTCAAGTTCTTCGAAACGTTCACCTGCACCAAACTTTTCTAATAAACGTTTAACTTTGGCAGCAGGGAATTTCATTGCCATACGGCGAGCTTGTTCTGCAGCATCAGAACCATCTTTGCTGTTAAATTTAAATTGACCAGGATAGCTAACTTTAGCGTTAGTAGTTTGCCTAAGTTTAGCTTTTTTAAGTGAGTTATTGATAAGAATATAACCAAAACCTCTAGTGCCACGTTTACGATCATCAACTACATAGTCAAATATATTTTGCTGTAGCTGGGACCGTTGACTATCATCAATATCATGTATTGATTGATTAAAATAATCGTTTTTAAACTGTAGTGGGGAAGGTTCCTGTACTAATTCAACTTCAGTATCGTTAAGTTTTTGGAAGGCGAGGTGCTGCGTGCCGCCCTTTCCGTCTTTATAGAAGGGAGTTTTTGTAGCTAAAGCATTTTCCAAAGTATTTGGAATTGCATCACCCTTGGGAATATTGGATCGAAAAGGTTGTGTATCTACACTCTTAAACCTACCCAGAAACTGTCTGAGTATTTGGTGTTCCATTAAATATAAAAAAAGCGCCCCTTTCGGAGCGCGATAAAGTTATGTACTTATGTGGATAAGTTGTTAGTACTTAGGCCATGTTTGAATTCCCTGTACGTCCGCTGTACAGAGTTCCACCACCACGTTTTTTAGCTCTCTTCTTCTTACTTTCTTCCAAACGTTTAGCTTTTGCTGCGTTCCTCTTATCTAGGGCTTTGGCAAGAGCTGGATTAGCTTTTCGCCAAGCAGCCATGTTTTTGTCTTTAGAGCCGTAATCACGCTTGCCTCTATCTTTAGCAGGCTTAGAAGGTGTTTTCTTAGGAGGTGTATTTTTAGGAGGTGTATTTTTAGGAGGTGTATTCTTAGGAGGTGTATTTTTAGGAGGTGTATTCTTAGGAGGTGTAGGTGCAGGGTCTATCCTAAAAGCAGCTCTTCCTGCTCCACGTGCAGACTTACTACCTTGAGCTTGATAATTTTTTTCAGCGATTGCTTTTTGATAACCACGACGTCCGGCTGCTGTAGAAACGTTGAAGTCAACCCCGTTAACACTTTTAACAACAGGTTTGCCAGCATTCATCCGATCAAAATCCCTTGTATTACCACCGGTTGCGGTTACTGCTCCACGAACAGCATTTTTCGCTATAGAATTGGTAACAGGTTTTAGTGAATCAGCTATAGCTTTTTGAGCAGTTAAACTGCCACCTACTGTTCTGGCGGTCCTAGCAGCAGATCTTGCAACTTTGGCAGCAGTACTTAGTCGAGGCTTTGGATTAGGTACGGTAGGTGCCTTAAAATTGCCACCTGGTTTTGCCTGAGAAGGTTTAGTGGAGGATTTTGAAGCTTGTGCTTTCTGTCTGTTGTAAGTACCCTTAGCTACATAACGTTTATTATTACCCATCACTAATCCTCTTTTAGTTGGATGGGGTGTACCTGGTTTAATTGCCATAATTAGTTAATGTGTGACGAAATGAGTGTTTCTCTAAGTAAGTTTTGTCCGAAGCGTTCTCTCATCCATGAACGCCAATGGTGACTTCCTTTATCCTGATTACATCTGGTACATGCTGGTACGACATTCGTATTGACATCTTCGCCCCCAAGAGAACGAGGATGTACATGGTCCAAAGTAAGTTCGTGTAATTCATAAGTCTCTCC